TCGCCGGGCCCGAGTACCACACGTGAACGAGAGTTGCGCCATCGTCCCAATCAACCCAAGTCGATTCCTCGATCTCGTAACGCTTGCCCTTGAGTACGATGTAGTCGCCCATCAACTTCCTCCACATGCCCAGGTTCGACGGAGTTCATCGGTCCACACGTGCGGGGCGTGAGGCGCCCCGTTGCCGCAGTTCATTTTGTCCACTCGTCCAATAGGTTACGGGCGAACGATCGAGTGTCGATCAGCTCGACATCGTCGGGCTCGTTGGCCACCCAGGCGATGATTCCATACACGTAGTCCGCAGCGTCTCGGGCCATGAGGAGATTACCGTACTCCTCCTTGGAGATCTCCACAGTACCGTAGTCGTCGAAGTCTTCCCGCGCCATCAGTCCTCCTCGTATTCGTTGCCACAGTCCTGACAGACCATCCATCCATGGTCCGGCTCGTAGTCGCACCCGTAGAACTCGCAGGGAGTTCGCTCGGAGTCGATCTCGGCCATCAGTCCTCCACGTCACTAAGCGGACCCCAGATGGTGTCCAGTATCTCCCGGTCCGGCAGGTAACTTTCCTCGAAGAACCAGCCGCCCTCTTCGTCCTGCTCCCAGGTGTCTCCGTCGTAGTCTCGAACCTTCATTCCCATACGTTCACCTTCTCATCGTCCGGGACCTGCGGTCCGTCCTTGAACAGCGGGGGGAGAGACGGTTCCCGCTCCTCGATCAGGCAGATGCCTGGCTGTGCGCTCATCGTGAAGAACTTCCCGCCCATCGGATCTTGAGGTCCAAAGCGGTTCTTCACCGTTGCGACGTCCAGCGTTCCTGCATGAGCGTCACCCCAAAGAGTGAGTATGAGCGTGGGTAGCTGATTAGCCTTACCCATGATGGCACTGCGCGGTGGCGGGGAACCACCCTTTGCCGACTCGGAAGTATGATGTACCACCGTGACTGCTGTTTCCTGTTCACGCGCCAGATCCTTCAATTCTGCCATGAGAGACCAGTAGTTCTGTTCTGCTGCTCCCTCGAAGTCGATGTCCATCATGATGTCGATCACCGTGTGGTGAGGGTACTCACCATTCAGTTCCCGGAAGGCCTCCGCTTCCCGCCACATGTGCTCCAGCGTGGGGCTGGACCTGAAGGACCACCTGATGTGGTCCATGTCCTTGAGCGTGTCGTACGCCAGTTGTTTCTGAGCCATGACCCACAGTTCGGTCTCCGAGGTCTCCGTTCCTGTGAGCATCGAAAGGGTTCGCGACGCCATGGTGAAGTCGTCGCTGTCGGATGAGTGGTACAGCGTGGGAACCAGCGATCCCATCTGCCTTACCACGTTCAGGGCAAGCACCGTCTTCATGGAGCCGGGAGGGCCAGCGATCATGCTGATTCCTCCCCGCCTGAAGGTCATCTTCTTCTCTTCGAAGATGGGCCACGGAGTGGGCAGCGGCTCTCCTGCGCTGACTCCGCGTCGCACCTGTCGGGCTAGCGTACGCAATCAATCCTCCTGGTAGACGATCGAGACCTGCCGCATGCCGAGAGCCTCGTAGAACGCCTTGCCTTCCTCGTTCTTCGGCGAGCACTCCACGATCATAGGCCAGAGGCCTTCGCTCTTGGCCCACTTGCGAACCATGTCGACGAGCCTGCCGCCCTCTCCCCACCTGCGATCCTCTGGAGGTACGTACAACTCATGGATGACGCAACACATGTCCTCGTTCATCCCCGCGATGATGTACCCGCCACCCATCGTGAACTTCACGCCGCCTTCGGGCGGCTCCCTGTTCGGATTGAACGGCATCAGTTCACCAGCTCCTGAAGAAGTCTTCGTCAGATTCCTCGGGGTCACGGCTTCCAGCGAAGCTGGAGCCTTTGAGCGCAGCTTCGCTGACGCTCCGATTGCTGCCGAGCGTCCTGCTGAAGTTGCCTGCCATCTCGTCCACGTCCTTCTCTTGCTGTTCGGTGAGCTTCCTCTTGGTTGTCACGTGGGCCGCTGGGACTCGCACCTCAGTGTGGCTACCCGGCCCGAAGGCTTACGCCTGCACGATCTTCACGCTGTACGTGTACGGCTTCTTCGCCCGAGACAGAAGCTTCACCGCGTACCGAGTACCAGCCTCAGCCGGTACGCCGGAGTCGAGCATGGCATCCCGGAACTTCTCCGCCTGGTCCTTGGTCAGCTCCCAGTCGGTGTCGAACTCCTCGTGGGCCGGGTCGGTAGACCCGTCCTTCAGCTTCTTGGCAAGCACCCGAGCCGGGATGACGATGTTCCCGTCAGGCTTGAAGGCGTTGTTGTAGTCCGACTCGTCAAAGCTGGCATCGGCCTCGACAGGCTTGTACTTGTCACCCTCAGCCCGCTGAACCAGCCAGGTGATGCCGCCGTTCGGGCCCCGCTGAGGGACTCGCTTCGGCTCGTCCGTCTGGACCAGCAGGAACGCCTCACCCTCGTTCTCGAACTTCATCCACCGCTGGCCACCGGACTTCTTGCCGAACAGGTCATCGAGAGTTGCCACGTGTTCTCCTTGTTTGTTCTGTTTGGTTTGCTTGTGCGCTGACGAACAACTTACCAGTCGGCTTGACCAAGTGCGGTCATCGACGCTCCGGTCTCAGTCTCCCACGGCTTCTTGGGCGTGGCAACCTCCTGCTTCCAGGGGGCTGTGACGCCAGTCGTCTCTTCGATGTTCTCGCGGATGGCCGAGGTGTCTTCCTCGATCTCGGTTGCCCCGCCGAGGCCCTCAGCGATCATCTGGGCGGCCTTGTCTACCGGGTCTACCGGATGGTCCACCTCGGGCTGCGAGGCTGCGAGAGGGGCCTCTGAGGCCTCCTGAACCCCATCCTGGATGCGCCTGACGGTAGCCTCTTCCTCCTTCTGGAAAGCGTAGACATAGCTGACGTAAGCGGCTGCCAGCATCTCAGGATCTGTCGGTTCGTCGTCGCTCCAGTTCCGCTTCACTTCGACGTAACCGTACTGAACGGTCCTGCTCGGGATGCGGTACGTGATCTCAGCCATCAGAACGACTCCTCTCGAAGAACTACCCAGTCCTGGATCTTGCGTGTGTTCTTGCCGTTAACCTCGGCCCAACCGTACTCGTTGATGTCCAGGCTCAGGCTCTCCAGCTCACCCGGCTCGTGGTCATCGTAGTCCCACTCGAAGCCGATGACAAAGCCGTCCTCTTCGGCGGCCTCGAAGGCCGCCTTGATCTTGTCGGCGTGCTCTTGCAGGTTCATCGCTTCACTCCCAGTACCGGTAACAAAATCCGCACTCGTCGTCATTGTCCTGGTTCCACTCGCCACACTCGCACTCCCACTGACCTTCCTCGTTCTCACTTACCAGCGCCATGCTTCACCTCTCCCAGGACGTGGATCTCTCCGTCAGCTTCCAGCGTGAAGATCGTACGACTGACGGACTCGTACATCTGGACCTTGGCGCCATCCTGAACCTCTTGCCGGATGGTCAGGCGGATGGTCGTGGCCACATCGGCCAGTGTCAATCGCTCGTTCATCAACACCCTTCCACGATGAACGGCCCATCAACGATTCGCATGATGCCATCCTCGCCTCGCTGATGGACGCTGGTGTACAACTGAGCCGTCTCGCCGTCACGCCCGTCGATCACGTCCAGCGTGACGTTCACGCCGTTCTCACGCTCCTCCCGGATCGCAGCCCTGATCCTCTGTGCTGCGGCCTCAGCCCTGGTCCTCATCAGTACGGAAGTCCTTCCTGTGCGGAGTGGTCAAAAAACGTGGTCCTCGGGTTGATGCCTGAGTTCACCAGACAGTTGGACTGCTGAAAGCAAAATCGACAGTTGAACCCGGCCTTCGTCTCGTAGTGCTTGGCTTGCATCCTTTGTAGCACGGCCTCGTACTTCTTGCCAACCTCCAAGGGGTCGACCTTCGAGAGGTCGACGTACCTGGTCTGGCTGGTGTACGTGGGTGAGATCATCATGTACCTGCCGAAGTCGAACTGATCCACACAGAACATCTCACTGTGATCGTTGTACTTCAACAGGGCGGCGTACGTCTCAATCTGGAAGTTGTCAGGCTTGGTGCTGCCCGTCTTCCAGTCCCAGATGACGGGACCCTTGGTCTTGTGCTCACCGATGATGTCCACGAACGCCTTGATAGGCACAGAAAGCCCTGGAAGCCTGCCTGAGGCGTCGTACTCCACCTCCCATACCTCGATGTCCTCCAGCTCCCGAACAGCCTTCTCGTAGCAGTCT